TAAATATAATTTAGCTGTCAATTCTGTATTCAAATTTGACTTTACTTTTTTCTCTGACATCTTGACCTAATTTATAAATTATGACATTTTTATATTTTTTATAATGAACAATAACTAACGGTTGACAATTGCAAAAATTAAAAATTTCACAAAATCGAAACAGTTTTTCGATTTGAAATTTATCAACATAAACATGGTCTGCAGATGTTGATTTTACTTCAATTGGGAAAATTATGCCATTTTTTGTAGCTATGATATCTGGAATTGCTTGTTTTCCAGTTCCGGAAACCGGAATTCTAATAGCTTTATAGCCATGTTTTTCTAATAATTCTACAGTTTTATATTCATAATATTTTCCAGATTGTCTAATATTCATCAAATAAAAATCAAAAATTATGACATATATATGTTTAAATTTGTCAGATCATAAATTCTTAAATCGATATTCATGGAAAGATTGTTAGATAATTTAGAACATTATATTCCGAAAATAGAGAAACTAATATTAGAAAAAGAAAAAGGAGGAAGAAAAAGAGAAATAAGCTTACATAGATGGTGGTCCAAAAGATTTATTTATTTATATAGAAGTATTCTCTCATCTTTTCTATTAAATGAAGATAATAAATTTTTTGAAGCTGTTGAAAATCCAGAATTGTTAGATGCAGATAAACAAATTTATTTAGAACCGATGGCCGGAGGCGGAACTGGTATCGTTGAAGCTTCGTTATATAATTTTATTGCTTACGGCATAGATATTAATCCATTAGCAGTAAGAATAATTCATGGTTATTCAGTATTACGCAATAATGTTGATTTTAACAAAATAATATCTGTAGTTGAAGAAGTAAAAAATGAATTAAGTCAGATTTGGACCTATAAAGGACAAGAAATTTCTTATTTCTTCATTACAAGAGAAAAAGTTCCATCTTGGATAATGTCGCATGGAAGGAAGAAGATAATTCTTTGTCCGAATTGCGGAAGAACATTTTGTACAAAGAATTCAGATAAAGTTGAATGTCCTTATTGTAATTACGATATACAAATTACTATAAAACCTATTTATGAACCAAAAAATTTTGTTACTTATTCAAATTGGAAAGTTTTCGGATTTATTGTAAATAAAAAATTTATGTTTGACAGGGATTGGTTAATTGAAAGAAACAAATTAATGAATATAAATTTACATATTGATATAGATGTTAATATAAAAGAATTAAAAGAAGGCAAAAGATTATTACAAATTGGAATTTCTGAACCTGAACAATTATTTACAAAAGCTCAATTGCTTACTTTTCAAAAAATTGCTGAAAAATCTAAAAAACTTGGAGAAGATGAGAGATTGCTTTTAATGTTAGCCGTCAGTGATTCTGTGAAAACCTGCAGTGTTCTGTCAAAATGGTATCCGTTACAAAATGAACCAGTAATCTATGGTGGAGGAGTTAAAGGATTTTGGGTACCTGAATATACTGTGGAAACAAATCCATTAGCTCTACATGCCAGAAGTACAATATTTTCTAACATTAAAAATCAGCAACTTATAAAGAAATTTAATTTCAGAGGAGAAATAAATGTGATTCAAGGAGATGCTTTAACTATAAATTATCCAAAAAGCGATTTAATAGTTTTAGATCCTCCATATTACAAAATTGCCCCAAGTTATGCTTCTTTAAGTTTTCCTCATATTGTGATAGCTAATTTGTTTGAAAAAATATCACTAAGAGAATCATTAAACAAAGAGATTAATAATACTGACTATTTTGAAAAAATTCTTAAAATTTTAATTAAAAGCAAACAAGCATTAAAAGATAATGGAAGAATTGTATTAATGATTAATACGAATATATCTAATGAAATTATAGAAAAATCTGGACTTGACATTATAAATAGATATGAAATACTAGGCGAATCACCTGGTAAACTAGGTAGATCCGAAAATAGAAAAATTAATCTTATTATTTTAGGGAAATAGATTTTTTACAATTCTTATTATAGAAAAAGATTATATAAGCTAAATCATTTAAATATTTTTTATTTTGAACTTGCACTCACAACAACTAAAAATATAATTGTCAGTCAGAAATAACTTAAATTCATGAACCCAGAACTTGAAAGAATTATAGAAATTGTTGCAGAAGAGACAAAATTGAATAAAAAAGAAGTTGAGGAATTAAAAAAAGAAGTTAGCTATCTTGAAAATGCAATTCTTGATGTATTTAATAGCTATCCAGATGGAAAAATTGATAAAGCTTCTGCTCTAGTATATCTTGCTTACTTGCTCGGTCAGGTAATTGAAGAGGATTATGAATTTTCATTCTTCTTAGCAATTGTAAAAGCAGTTTATGATAGCAAAAAGACGGCAAAATTGAAAAAGTGACAGTGCAAGTTTGAAATTATAAGCTTGAAAACTATAAAAAAAGTTTCAAATTATAAATTCAGAGCTAAGCATGAAACGGCGAAATTGAAAAAATAGTTATTCATTCAGAGCTTTTACAAATACCGGAGTATGCGTTCTTGAAGTTTCCCCGACAAACTTGAATCCGGCTTTCTTGTAAAGGGCGTTTGAATGATCATCAAATCCTAAAGTCCATAAATATTCAAATCCATCTTTTCTTAGTTTTTCACTAAGGTCTTCTAGAAAACGGACAAGATAGTCTCCTGGTGCAGTTTTTGTAATCCTACGAATGAAGTAAGTCCTATCATTCGGGATATTAAAATGAGAAGCGATAAAATGGAATGGCGTATTATCGTGGAGCCACGCAACTGCGGTAATGAAACCGTCACACATGTACATGAAGTAACGCGAATTTTTCCCCGCTCCACCGCCGATTGGCAAGCCTTGGGCGTGATAATACCTTATGAGCATTCTTACTAAATCTTTTTCAAAATCATTTTCAATTTCCTTAACTTCACAAATCATAGTTGTCATCTATTTTGTAAACGTATATCATTAATATTTTTAGATGAGTCAGAGAAACAGACTTTTAAATGTCATTCTAGATTTTCATTTTATGAGTAAGCGAATAGCTATTTACATGAAAAGAGAGGAAAAGCAAATGTTGAAATTCTATGCTTCTCAATTAGGAATGTCAATTTCAGAATTTATAAGATTTTTAATTAAGGAGTTCTCAGCTGAAGATTTAAAATATTTTGAAACTAGATATAAACCAGATTTAGAGTTTTTAGTTACAGTTGATGAAGCAATTCTAAAAAAGTTGGAAGATATGGAGATAAAATTACTAAGACCGCGGTCAACTATTGTGAGGGCTATGATATTGACTTTATCGCAAAATGTCGAGCAAAACTCGACATGATAGCTAATAAACTCTAGTTTGGGAATTTTATATTATGACTAGGAAGAAAGGGCATAGATCAATCGCACAAATGAAGTATCACCTTTACGAGAAGGTGCTTTATCGCAAATCATTCCCCGCGTTTTCGGAAATGTTTAACGCTGGAGTTGAGTCAGTTTTACCAACTCCGCTTGTGAACATCCACGTTCCTAAAGGATTAAACACTAACTACGGGATTGCTTACGCTTCAATTATTTCATCTCTTCTCTCTGCTCTTAATAATTTAGCAATTTCAAAATTTAATCCGGATTTTAATAGCTTGCCAAATTTACAACTTGGAGGAAGTTTATTCTTCGGACAAACTTCTGGAGTTGATTTTGTAAATCAATATTCACAATTGTATGATGATTATGTTGATCTTTGTTCAATTTTGTATCAACCTGCTATTTTTGATGAGACTTACTTTGATCTTTCAGTTTATCAACCTGCAAATACTATTGAGAATAGGAATGAAGCTTGTAAGAAAATTGAACAATATTTTAACAGTTTGACAACTTCAAATATTAGCATTAACTTGCAAAATTTAGGAGTTGGAATTACTAATATCCCAAGTGTTGATAATTATTCATTTTCTAATTTGCAAAATACCGGAATTGGAGATTTATTAAGCTCATTAAATATTAATTATAATCAACTTCCAGATTTAGCTAAATTTATAGTTGCATTTATTCCGAATTTAAATGATATTATCAATAGCGGATTTGCTTTAGATGTCGGATGGCTCGATAGATGTGTTTTACCGATAGAAATTGAAAATAGTCAAGGGTATAAAGTTCAACTTGAGAATGGAATGATTTTACAGAATTTTGCAGATGTTTTTGGAATGATATTGGATTATACGCCATTAGATTTTGCTATTTTAATTCCAGAATTTAATCCACAAAGTGTTAATGAATTAGATTTAGTTGCAATTTTAACCGCTGATAAAACTGTAATTTCAATATTTGGTAGCTTATTTAAAGCTCATCTTTATGACCCTTCTCCAGGTGGCGAAAATATAACTTATAGCTCAGAAATTGAAAATTATGCAGTCTCATACGAGCAATTTTTACAAGTTCAAAGAATTGTAAATCAAAGATATTCAAACATTTGGTATGCTAAAATGATAGCTTCAGCAATTTTAGAAATTGCAAGATATCCTTATCAACAAAACTATAGCTACAATAGCGGAAAAAGAACATTGTCATATAATGATTTCTTAAATTATTGGAGAACAAAATGGAAATTCTACGGAGTTTCAGATGCAGATTTAGAATTTGCTAAACAATTTGGCGAACAAATGCAAGGACAAGCTAAAGTTGAGAATAGGCTCAAATTGTCTCAGAAAGGAGCTAAAGCTAAGCAATACAAATCAATTTTCTATTACAAAAACTTTAAAAATATTGCAGAAAGATAGAATAATGATGAATATGATAATTAAAAAGAAGAAAGAATGGAACAGAGATCCAAATACTTTCAATGGAAAATTTTTAATTCATCGGAAGTTATCAAAGAGAAAAATTGAAGAGATATTAAAAAGCTAGATAACTAAAGTTGAAACTTTCAGAGTTTAAAAATTTTTCTGTTTATCTTTATGCTTCAAACTGCTAAGTAAACTTTCTTTTTTAGTCTTCCAGTTTCTTGATTTTTTTCCCAAATAATCTTTACTAGTCCTTTTTTCTCAAGCGTTTTTATTCTTTTATGCATAACTATTTTATAGCCGACTGTATGAGAAAATGTATTTTGCAATTTATCTAACCATTCTGATCCTCCATTTTCTTTGAGATATTCTAAAATTTTTTGTTCTTCTTTACCTATTCTCATAATTTTAAATTAAGTTTATGACAAATATCAATTTACTTTATTCTAATTACTCAATTAGCTCAACTAATATTCCTCATATCATAAATATGGCAAATTTGCTTTGAGTTTATTTATTTTAGTTTTGTGAAATAATCATTCATGCAGGTTCAAGACCCATTTGCAAATATTTTCGGTCCCGTGAGAATTGCAATTGATAAAATTAGAGAATTAGAATTACATGGTCAAATTTATGGACTTAGTAAATACTTGCCTAACTCTGTAATTGTTTTGAAAAATTCAGAGTTGCCAATGATTGTAGATTTATATGTTCCCGGATTTACATTTTATTTTGAATTTTTAATTGCAAAAGATCCGAAAACTAACATAATTGCAATTGCAGACTTTAGAGTTGTATATCCACAACCTTACGCTAAACAAATTGATTCAGTTTATCAAACATTCAAAGAAAAAGAAAATTTGAATTTTGATAATTTAGAAGAAGAAACAGGTGAGGAAGAATGAGCTTAAAAATTAAATATCAAATTTTAAGTTATTCTTCCGATCCAGTGCAAATTCTGAATTGTAAACTTGAAAGTCATACAAAAAATTTCAAAATACAAATTAATAAATTAAGCACAAGGCGAATCTGAAGATGAGTGAGCTAACTCTTGTATTTACAATTATTTCAACTTCAATAACTACTATATTTGCAATTGTACAACTCTACTTCAAAATTAAACAAGCTTTGAAAGAAGCAGTCAAAGACATAGTAAATTCAGAGCTTATTAATTTGAAAAACGAAATTGAAGAATTAAAAATGAATCAGAAAGAATTAGCAAAACAAATTGAAGAATTAAAAAAGAAATTAAGCTAATGTTTTCGAATGTTTTATATTTGTCATATTACAAATTTTTATATAGATGAGATAATGACAGATGAAACAAGATATATAAAAATTAAATTATTGTCTAAATGGTTAAATGATATATCTAAGGAAATTGTAAATAATAAAACTTTAGATGATGAAGATTTAATAGGCTTGTTAATGAGTATGAAAAATACAATTTCAGAACTTGACAAAGAAATAGAAATTATGATAGGCGAAATTACAAAAAATAAAAAAAGTCAAAAATAGGCGTATTAAAATGGAAATTATAAAAGATTATGCGTTGGATGATTTAGATTTGATGATAATTTTAGCTATAGGAAAAAAGGGAAATTCAAGTAAAAAAATTCAAAAAACAGTTATAGAACTTTCAAAATTGCTAAACGTGAAAATTGATTGTATTGAAGATATTATTGAGAGATTGAATTCAATGTCAAGAATACCATTCTGGTTAAAGATAAATTATAAATATAGATTGAATGAATTAGGTAAAATAGCATATCATATGACAATAGAAAAATTGAAGGAAAAACAAAGGCAAGATATATTAAAAATATTAAACGAATTTTAGATTAAAAGAAAAAAAGAATTATAACTTTTTAATATATTCTTTAATTTGAGATATTTCTTCACTTCTCAGATTCAAATTAGGATCATATAAAATCTTTGTATTTCCTGCTTCTTTCGCTAAAATTGCAAGATCTCTTTCAAGCAATAATTTTCTTGTAGGATTGAGATGATGAAGTACAAGATGAGATGATAAATGTTCTGTGTACATTCCACAAATTGGACATCTGTAGTCCTTATAATGAACAAACATGTGTTTTATATATTGTTTTCTAATTGTAAATATTTGTTTGCAGATAGGACAATAATAATGTCTTGGCATTTACTCAATCACCTTGACTTCTAAACCAAAATCTTTGCACATCTTTATGATATTTTTAGCTAACTTATCATCTTGTCTTTTGACATGGAATCTTGTAAGATTTGAACATTCTATTATGATCTCTTCCATACTTTCACCATATTTATATCTCATTTTAAGCATATAAATTTTTCGGTTTATCGATTCTAAGATTTGTCAATTATTGTTGTTATTTTATTATTAATTTCATTAGATATGCTTTTCACAGCTAATAATAAATTTTTTACCTCATCATCAGAAAGATTAGAATTTGTTATTATTTCATTTAATAATTTGCATTCTATTTTTGCAAGCTCATTTAATGTTAATAAATCCATTTTGTTTACCATTTAATTCACCAAGAAATTATAATTTTTTCAAAAGTCTGGTTATTACTATCTTATCCGATTTTCCTAAATTAAGATCTTTATCATATAAAATTTTCGTATCTCCAGATTCTTTACATAAAATTGCCAAATCTCTTCTATATATTGCATTTTTTCTATAATACAGATGATAATATACAAAATGTTCTATGAATCTTGTGGTTTTCATGCCACAATATGGACATTCTTTTCCATTAAAATGTTTTAATGCATGTTTCTTAATTTCTTTTCTTCCATAAATTGTACTTTTGCAAATATAACAATAAAATTTTTGTGCCATGTTTTGTTCACTTAATCATTATCATTTGGAATTAATAAGTAAAAATAATCTTTTTCTTTTGCGATAACTTTCCTAAGTCCTATAAATCTATGAAAATAAAATTCATAACCAAATTTTTCAATTTTGAGATGTTCACAAGATCCAAATTTTATAACTTTATCATTTTCAATTTCTGCTAACATTTTATTACATTTACTACAAAAATATTGAATTTTGTTTCCATTTTTAATTTCTATTAATCTAAGTTCTTCCATATCAATCACTTTATTCTAAAAATCTAACATATAAATTCTCAATGTCATATTTCTTTGCCAATTCTCTTAAATTTTTACTTCTTTCTTCTCTATCTTTTAATTCTGTAGCTATCATAATTGCAGATATCATATCTTGAATATCAAATTTATGAATTTTCCAAGTTTGTCCGTGGTCTTTATCGTAATAAGTCTCAACTTCTGAAGATTTAATCAAAAGATTCCATTGCCAAGATGTAAATTCATCAAATGGTGGAATTAATTGATGAATTACCGGCGTTCCCATAGCCATTGATTCAAGGACTGGTAAACCAAAACCTTCAGTTCCAGAAGGTACAATAATGTAGTCCATGACTTTATAAAATGCAAATATATATTCTCTTTGATTTAACCCAAATTCTGCTACAAAATGAACATTTTCCGGAACTTCAAAATCTCTAAATGCCTTATGCGAAATTATGAAAAAATGGACTTTTTTTGCTAAATCTGGAAATTTAGAATTCAAAGTTTGAAAGACTTTAATCATTAAATCCATATTTTTTCTTTTTGTTAATCCTGAAACAATTCCGAATTTTATGGAATCTGGAAAATCTTTGTCTAACTTTTGTTTTAATTGTGGAGCTAATTGTTCAGCTTTTTCAACAATTTCAAAATTGATCCCATGAAATACCGGCAAGTCAGTTTGTAAACCTACTTCTTGTAAATTTTCAGCTGAAAACTTTGAGTTTGGTATAAATATTATGTCTTTTAACAAATATTGATTTACAATATTCAAATTTGGAATTCCGTCACATGTAGTATAAAAATACTTGATGCCGTGGAATTCTCGGAAAGTGTATAAGTAGGGATTTAAAGAAGGCGGATGAAAAGGCATAAATACAATTAACTTTTCTGACTTTGGAATTAAATAAGGATTTGTTGAAATTGTTACAGTTTCTCCATTTTTTCTCAAAACGTAAGCTATATCTTCCGAAACATTACGGATAGATGAATAATTCATAGTTAGAATTACGGTTTTCATGAGATTTTTTTAAATGTCATGACATTAAAAAATCATATGAAGTTATTGCTTTACGAATGTCCAGTTTGCGGAAAAATATGTAAAAGTAAATGGAGTATGAAAGATCATCTCGAAAGATATCATAAAGGCATAACAATTAGAGATTGCAAACGAATAAGTGCAAAAACTGGAGAATATATAGAAACAAAAATTGATGATAATGAATAATTCCAAGTTAAAAAGTTAAAAGTTAATTTTTTTAAATTCTGAACTTGAACTAATTTGGTCTTAATTTCAAATTTAAAAAATCTGAAATAGGAAAAATAAAAAAATAAAATAGCTTTAAATATTTTAGCTTACATATCCAGTT